TTCTCGCCGCTGCCGGCCGGCGCGCGCGGCGGCGTCACGCACGACAACGGCACCGGGTTCGCCCGCCACACGCGCCTGCGCGACGGGCCGGGCATGGACACGTACTTCGCCGACCCGTACTCCAGCCGGCGGCGGGGAAGCAACGAGAACGGGAACGGCATGATCCGCCGGTATCTGCCCAGACGCGGCGAGATCCGGATGGACATGGCCGGGGAACTGCGGGAGATTGTCGACGAGGCCGACAACCGTCCCATGCGCGTGCTGGACTACCGGACGCCCGCCGAGGCATTCGCCGACGAACTGCTGGAATTGCAGGACCAACAGGGGTGTTGCACCTCTAAATAGACAACGGGCACACGGTTTGCGCGGTGGTGAGCAGTGAGTGGTGAGTATTGAGCGACGTACGGCGACTCACGTGCGCTCACACAGTGGTGAGCAATCCGCCAAACAACACCACGAGCAGGGCGATGGTTTCAATCACGAAGTACAGAATGAAACTCGCCCAGCTTTTGGTCAGCACGTTCAGCGGCGAGGTCTTCCGGATAATCACCAGCAGACCAACAAACACCAGGGCATATACGGCGATGCCGATCGCCGCACCCATAATGCCCAGGTTCGCGGCATTCGCCAGGCCGGCCTGCTTGCCGTAGACCACGTACGTGGAATACCAGAAATTGAGATTGAGCATGCTGAGTCCCGCGATGAACTGCTCGCCGGCCAACCCGATCACAAATACAATCAGCCACGGCCAGGACGGCGAGACGACCACCGCCATCGCCAATCCGACGTACGCAATCACCACGGCCACCCAACCGACCAGCGCGATGCCTTGCGGAGACACTCCCCCGAGCACGGCCACAATGGAGTCAGTATTATTTACCGCCAACGAGCGACCGAACCAGTACGGCGCGATGATGGCGCACAGTACGGCAAGAATAATCAGCACCCAACGCAACGGATGCGAACGACGGCGCTCGATATCCGCCAGAGACAAATCGGTCTCGGGTATGGAAGCCTCGGGGTGCTTGGAAACCTCGACGGTCTCTAGTTTGCCGCCCACGATTTCCGTCGCCTCGTTAGGCTCTTGCTCGTTGGATTCCTGCTCCATGCACCGCCTCGCCGATTACCTGCTCATTGCCGATTATTGCGATGCCCATCTTAGCGTGCGTGTTGGGCAAGTCTCCGATACGATCGATTACTCGCCCTGGTCCTCACCATGATCCTCGCTACGATTCTCCTTATCCGAATCCGTGGGAGCAACGTCATTATTGCCCGCAGACAAGCCCCGCTCGCCCGATTCGCGTTTCGGAAGCGAGAAAGATGATGCCCTGCTCCCCCGTCGCCCGCTATGCAGCAAAGCCTCAAGCATATCGACCTGCCGCTCCAGCTCATCGATACGACGTACTTGCTGTGTGATCAACAGATCACGCAGATCGTTGTTCTGCTCTTTGCGGGAGATGGGGAAGATGATGGCGCGGCGTTCGGGGGATACGTGGAAATCGGATTCGCTGCCGGCTTTCGCCGCAATCGCGGCACCCTCCGTCTCACGCCACTCGTTCGCAGTATCTGACGTTCCAGCGGTTCCCGATCGATAAAACTTCGAATGTGATACCCCCCCCCCGACTATTTTTCTCGTCGGGTTCCGGCGTTTCGGCACCCAGGATTTCATCCTGTGCCTCGCGCCAGCGGGCAAGGCAACGTTCGATGCGCTTGTACCCGATCAGGGCGGGATCGAGCCCGGCCTCACGGAACAATCGCACCGGCGAGGCACCTTTGTTATAACGGGTCAAGACATACCGTTTAAAGTCGTCAGTGTAGGTAATGCGTTTCGAAGTGGCTTCCGCCACCGCCGGCAATGACTTCAGGTACTTGATCTCTTCGGGGCTAAAGGCCCCTCCACCGACAGTCATTTTCATCCCCCTACATTCTCTGGAAGGTTCGTTCGCATCCCCTGAATATGGGGGCATGTCATAGTTTGGGATGATAGTACTTGTTATACGGACTTTTCTAACCCCTAGTAGGGTAGGTTTCATCCCCGATATTGAGATGAGGGAAACGATAGGGAAGCATGATGGAGGGCCATCAGTGTCCAGAACTGATGGCCCTCCATATCTCGCAGAACGGCCTATGACGGCCTATGTATGCTTGAGTGTCGACCCCTCAGGCAATGACTATGGAAAATAGACGCTATTAAGCGTCACCATCCCCATCATCATTACCGGCATCAGCATCAGCAGTACCGCCAGCAGCACTATTATCGCTAACAGCGCTAGCAGCTTGGACACTAATCGCCAACGGATTATGAATCAGTTGGCGGAGCTCCTCATCCGAAGCCTGTTCCTTTTCTTTCGCGGTTCGTTCATCCTCCGCAATGAGAATAGCCAAAGCTTCGCGAAGCCTGTCACGCCGATTGTCCCGCCTGAATAGATAAATTACTTCACCCATAAGAATGGCAAACAGCACGATGAGTCCAATAAGCAGTATCAAGTTAGCAGGCCTTATCTCCTGAGAGATATTCATATCCTTGTACGTAGAAATTACTGACGCCAATACGGCAAAGCCGGACAATGCTAGCACCGCAATATCAACAATACCTATACTGGACGCGTGCCGATTATCTTGCGCGTCACACAGCAAGCGCGCCTTCTCCAACACCGATAACGTGTAAGGGCGCCGAAGCTTTTCATTGACGCTCGACCTGCAACTCTCCTGAACGTCATAGACAGAGGCCAGCGCATCACGCAGCCAATGCAAGTCATAGCCGCTCTTGTCAAAATCCTTACCGATACGATCGAATATGGTTGGACCACACCAATAACTGTTCCATACATCTTGGCTTGAATATCTCTTCGCCGGCTGTCCCATAAACAACTCCTTTTTCTCAAAAAAGAGGCCCGTCCTGAAACAACCTTTGGAACGAGCCTCACTTGAACATCTACCGATAATCAGATGGCAGATTATTTGCTATCGCCTCACGCGTTGAGGGCGCGCTTGGTGGAACGGGACTTGGCGAACACGGTCGCGGCAACACCGGCGAGGAGCACGGCGACCACGGTGAACAGCATGGTTCCGGCGGCACCGGTGAGCGGCAGCTGGGTGATGAACTTGACGTTCAAGACCGTCTTGTTGGTCGTGTTGACCTGATGGAGCGTGTCAACGGTCAGAGTGCCCTCGCCGCCGTCCTTGCCGATGGTCACGGTGAAGGTGACCTTGAAGTTCTCGGCGTAACCGGTCGGGGCCTTGGTCTCCTGAACGGTGTAGACGCCTTCGGCGAGGCCGCGGACAGCGACCTTGCCAAGGGTCTTCTGTGCTCCCTTGCCGTCGGCTGAGGTCAGAGTCTCGCTACCGTTGGTGGCGTCCGGGTAGTAGACGCCGTTGGCGTCCTGGGAGAACTTGATGAAGGTCTTGCCGTTATCGGCGGAAACCTTGAACTCGGCACCGGCCAGGCCCGTGGCGTCGTTGCCGACACCGATCTTGGTGAAGTCGAACTTGCCGAGCTTCTTGACGACAGTCGTGCCTTCGCCGGTCTGGTCGTTATTGTTCTTCACGGTGGCCGTGTTGGTCACCTGGTCGACGGCGTCAGAGGTCACGACGCCCTGGTAGGTCACCTGGATGGTCTTGCCGGCGTAGTCCTTCACGTTCGGGAACGCGATGGTCGTCACGGTGCCGTTCTCGTCGGAGGCGGAACCGTTCTGGGTCAGCGTGTAGTCGGTGTCCTTGGCCAGGGTCTTGTCGGTGCCGTCGGCGTTGCCTTTCTTGACGACGACCGTGAAGTTGGCGTTGTCCTTGGCTACGTTGAGGCCCTTGGATGCGGCATCGGTGATGGTGTACTTGTAGGTGTCGTAGCCGGCTGCTGCGGGCGGGACGACGGCGGTGATCGTGTAGTTCACGGTGTCGCCCACGTTCACGGTGCCCTTGCCGTCAGCCGTCTTGGTCGGCGGCGTCGGGACGTTCTCGTCCTTGGCGTTGAACCGGCCCAGCGTGTCGATGTTGTGCTGGCCGTCCTCGGTGTTCAGCGTGATCTTCGTGTAGGTCTCGCCACCGCTGGTGATCTGGGTGGCGACCAAAGCGGACTTGCCGGCCTTCTCCTCTGTCGTGCTGGTCACGAGGAACCAGCCCTCGGTGGCGGTGATCACGCCGTTCACGACGGCAGTGCCCTGCTCGCCCGCGGGGATGCGCTTCGTCAGCTCGTCGGTGAACCTACGGGCGGTGGCGGCATCGAACGTGGCCACGTACGCGGCCGGGTTCTCGGCGTACTCGGCGGGAACCGCAGCATCGCCGTTGGCCGCATCGGCCGCGTTGTACACGGCGTCCTTCCACGCGGCGACGGTGTTCACCTCGACGGACGTGGCATTCGGGGCCGTGCCCTGGACGTTATCGAACGTGGCGAACTTGTAACCCTTGTACGTGTAACCCGCCTGGGCGTTGTTCACCGTAATCGTGGCCTGGTCAGTATCCGCCGCGTTGGCGGTGGCGGCACCGAACGCCATGCCACCCAACAGGGTCGCCGCAGCAGCGACGCCCGCGAAAAGCTTCCTCAACTTCATGAGAAACCCTCTCTTCCTTAACTTGTTTACTACTTGTTTTCTGCAATCACGGAGGCTAAGAACCCTTTTTCACAAGGGGCTTCGCAATCCGCAAATCTTTAATTGCTCTTTTCGGTCTGAGGGAAGTCTCCTGCGCCCCCAGTCCGGCTCCGCCGGCCAGCTCCCCTCAGGGAGGGGAGCCAGGAACGGGCTAGACGAGTTGACGCTTACGCCACACCGTGTAACCCGCAGCAGCCAACAAGGCCATCAGACCCAGGCCACCGCCATACACCAGCCAGTCACGGGCCGAACGACCACCGGTTAACGGCAGGGAAGAAACAGCGATGTACTTGTTCGTGAACGTCGGGTTGTTGTCGTTCACAGTCGCCGCCCACTGGCCGTCATCGTTCTTGGCAATGGTCACCGTCACCGTCTTCGTGCTGCCGTCGTAACGCCAGCCAGCTGGGACATTGGTGCAGTCCTCCGTCACATTGAACTTGTAGACGAGCTGCGTGGCGTTACCGGTCGGAACCCTGAACTTCAGATCCCCATTGCCGAAGCCAACCGTCGCGCTCGCGCCGCTAGCAGTCAATTCGCCCTTGGACACAGTCGTAGTCAGTCCATTGTTGACCAAGCCGGTAACGTCAGCACACTTACCAGCATTCGCATCCGTGCTATCCACGCACTTCAGGTTGAAGCTGAAGTCCGAATTAGCAGCATGTCCCTGCACAACCTTCGTCACCTTGACATCCGAAGCGGGCAAGGTCACGTAAGAAGGTGTGTTGGTTACCGTGAAGGCACCGGATTGTGCGGTCAGACCTTGTAGCTTGAGGTCAGTCTTATCGACCTTGGAGTCATAGCCTTCAACCTTGACCTCGGAAACCGAGTATGCGTGTCCCTCAGGGCCGGCAGACACCGTAAACTCGTGAGTCCAGTTGCCGGCGGCATTCAGCGTTGCTGAACCATTGGCATAATCCCTGCCGTCCTGCTTGAGCTGGACCTGCACGGAATCATCCGCGTGATTCTCGCTGCCGTCGGACCAAGTCTTCGTCACCGTGATCCTGGAGACCGGAAGGGTGATGGTCGGCTTCTGCGGGTAGAGGGCGGTCTGCGGATCGCTCGTCGTCGTGCCGCCCTGCGAGGAGGTCACCACGGTCCTGTAGCCGACGGTGGCGCTGGGGTTGTCGTTCGTGTAGAAGTTGTTGTCGCCGGAGGCACTGGTATCGTCCTTGTGGTTCTTAACAGCCTCGTCGAACGCAGCCTGCGTCGGCTTGACATTGAAGCTCACCGTGTAGGTGACGCCGTCCTCAAGCTTGCCGCCGTTGGACGTGACCGGCCAAGACACGGTGCCATCAGCCGCAACCGTCGCCTCCGGGGCGCCAGCCCACGCCGTGGTCTGGCCGTGCTGGGTCTTCGTGTACGTGAAGCCCGCGGGCTTTCCATTCGCGGAGGCGCCGTCGGAGCTCACGACCCAGCTGGACAGCTTGTCGTGAATCGTCACGTCGGCGTACTCTGCCGTCTTGGTGATCTCCTGGCGGATGGACTCGAAGATGTTGTTCAGCTGGTCGGCATCCGTGACGGCCTTGTAGTAGCTGCTGTTGTCGGCGCGATTGCCAAGCCTGTTCCACGCCGTGGCATTCGGATAGTTACTGGAGACAGCGTGCATATAGGCGTTAAAGCGATTGTTCCAGTTGGTTGACGTGTTGTTCGGGTTCGCGTCGCCGAACACTCCGATGGAGTAGACGGTTGCTCCCGCATCCTTAAGCGCCTTCGCGTTTCTCACCGCATCATTTGCAACCGACTTCTCGAACTCATTACTACTCGTCGGTTGTCCGTCCGTGAAGAAGATAATAACCTTTTTCGCATCGGTGCGCGCGTTCTGCAGTGCGACTCGAGCTTTCTGAAAACCGTAGTCAGCCTGCGTGGCTCCCGCAGCGTTCAGCGAGTCGACTGTACTTGTCAGACCATTAAGATTCGACGTCAGATTTGTCACAATCTGGGAGTTGTTATAGCGCTGTCCCCAACGATGATCCCAATAAGTGTCGTTACCCACATTATCGGAAGCAGTACCGGCAAACTTCACCAACGCGATGCGGTTCTGCTGGCTCTGGTCGGTAATCTTCGCGTTCTCGTCGGCCGTCGCCTTGATGAAGTTATTGACCGCGGTCTTGAGCGAGTCAATCTTCGTAGGCTGGTTCCAAGCAATCTTTTCGGCCATCGAGCCGGACACATCCAGCACCAGCACGATGTCGAGCGGCTGGTTCGTCACAATCTCGCCCGTACCCGCGCTCTTCGCACCGGTGACGTTCAATGCCACCTTGTATGTGCCGTCTCCATTGGCGGTAACGGTCTTCTCGCGGGCCGGAGCAGACAACGTCGGATCATCTGGCACACCGTTTGTTCCCTCAGCGGAAAGAGGAACAGGCACGCTGGCGGCCGCCTTCTCATCGGTGGTCTGCGATTGTGTTGTGGAGGCATTCCCATCGTCCGCCATGGCGGTGGCGCTTACCCCAGCCACGCCGGCGACGCCGCCGAGCATCGCCACGGCGGCAACGACGGCCACTAACCGCTTGCCTCTCCTGCCCGCTGCGGCTCCTACCGCTGCGAACCATTCTGCAATTCTCTTCATAGCCTTGTCCGTCTCTCTTACAATCGCGTACGCCAGAACCTGGCGTTACACGTACGAGGCGTTATGCTATTAATCAAAAAGTGCGAATGCGTCCACCCGGATAGGGGAAGATTCTTACCCGATATTGGTAAAGACCTTGGAATTTTCGGAAAGCGGCACCCCCGCCCCCCCGCGCGATAACGCACCTTTTCTTCTCGACGGGGCGTGTCGTTCCCACCATCCGGGAACGGAGGCGGATTTGCCACCGCTACGTGGGGTACGGAGTTACCAACGACCGTCAGTATGCCACTGCTCCGTGTGCGTGCAGTATCACACACCATCACACACCACTACGCATACGCGGAGACACACTACATGTAATTTTTGTGAACGCAAACATACGACTCACCGAGCGGTGTGTGATGCTGGTGATGGCTGGCGATGATGGCGCGGGCGGTGTTGCGAGCGACGCTTTGGTCGCGATCCCATATATGAGGTTCGTAAGGTACGGATCTACGTTACATCGCGGGCGGCAAAGGCCTTATTCCTTGGTATACCGCTGTTGGCTAATTCGTGCTACTGCCCTATATCCTGATTTTCGGTGTTTTCAGGGTATAGAAAAATCCCCGTAGAGCATACTATGCTCTGCTTTTGATGATTATCAAAACATAGAACATGCTTTGGCTCAATCGTCATATGCCCGAAGTGGCAACAATTACAAGTTATCCCGCACCATCGCAACGACATCATGATTGATTTTGTTGATGCCGGGGTCGGCAAGCATCTCATCAAGAGTCATCCAGCGGCAGTCCTTGGCACCAACATGGCACTCAGTGGAACGCCAGGCGTCAGGCATTACCGTTACGCTAGCGCGGTATAGCGTGTATTCGTAATAACGAATCTCTCCATCATGCTCCGTGGATGGCTTCTCAGAATCCTTCACACAAATGTGAGACAGAGTAAAGTCTTTAGCAGGAATTTCGAATTCATCGGCAAAATACGTCGTCAGCTGACGAACATCCTCATCAGTACTGCTTGCGGTTGCATGATTAGGGAAAAAGTCGCATCCCCAACCTAAATCACGATACAGAAGATATCGGTTAGCATCTTTCACCGCAATGATCGAGCTTCTTCGTTCGGTTCTATCCATGTTGACGATATCCTCATACAGTGTTATGGCATCATACTTATTTCTGCAAGCAGTAATCAAACTCCATACTCCATAGAATATGAAGATAATGCTCAATGCAAGGAGCAATCCTTGAAACATTTGGTCGAGTCCAGATGTGAGAGCAGCAGGAATGTAAAACAATCCTTCGATGATGATGACGACCCCATTGGCAATCGGCCCGAAACCAATCTGCTCTTTGTGCTCAAAGAGCTTGGCACGCAGTTCAGCTTCGTCGATTCTCAACACCATGAGTACTAATACTACTCGGGGTAGCTCACCCTTCCGGTATTCCCAATTAGATACACCAACATATAAATAGTGGAGCGGATGACGGGAATCGAACCCGCGTAATCAGTTTGGAAGACTGATTACGCGATACCCGCCGACCGTTCCTGCCACTGTGTTTTCTACCACACGATACCGCTCAGGTCAAACGTAGGTCAAACATTTCGGCCGCTTCTTTTATTACCCTTCAATGGTAACGAAAAACGGCCTCATCCGGCAAGCGGATCAGCTCGTTGAGCCAATCACAACCGGATGGGGCCGAAATTGTTCCGCCGTCAGACTTCACTGCGCCACGATTTTGGCGACGCTGGCCCCGGCATCCACTTCGGGGATGCCGGCCACGCTGGTCAGCAGCGAGAGGACGGCGGAGAGTGCGGCGGTGCCGCCGATGATGCGCCAGTCCACCTGCCCGATGGTCAGGGCGGTGGTGCCGATGGCGGCCACCGCACTCTGGGCGGCGGTCTTGACGGCGCGCACCAGCGAGGCTTTGAGCCAGAGCACGAGTCCCTCGGCCTCCGCGTCGGAGATCACGTCGTCCGGTTCGAGCTTGCCGTTGACCACGCCGGGCGTGTCATCGGCTTCCACTTCCTCGTTAACCTTTGTGTCCAATATGTTGTCAGCCATGATGTTTCCTTCTTGTTAGTATCCGAGTTTCTTGTTAACGATGACCTGCACGGCCGCGTAGTTCGCTCCCAGAGCGTTGCGGCGCTGGTCGCCGTTGCCGTAGTCGCCGCGGATGACCGCGTCCGCCAGGGCGTTGAGGTCGACGCTCGGCGCGGAACCGCCGCCCTGTCCGAGCATCTGGTTGACGCGGGCCTGCACCGCCGCGTAGTTCGCGCCCAGTGCGGCCTTGCGCGCCTCGCCGTTACCGAATTCGCCGTTGATGGCACGGCGGGCGAGGTCGTCGATGTTCGCGCCACCGTTGCCGCCACCGTTGCCGTTGTTGCCTGCGGTGATGCCGTAGCGCTGGTTGACGATGGCCATGACCGCGTCGTACTTGTCGCCGAGACGGGCCCTGCGGGTATCACCATTGCCGTAGTCGCCGCGGATCACCGCGTCGGCCAGGGCGTTGAGGTCGGTGGCCTGCGGTGCCGGGTTGGATGGCGCGGGTGCGGGCTTGCCGCCGGTCATCGCGTCGTACCACGCCTGCGCCTTGGCCATGTACGCGTCCTTCTGCGAGCCATAGAGGCTGGCCGGGCATGCGGTGCCGGTGAACGCGCTGTGGGGGAACACGTTGACTCCCCACTGGGGTCGGCCGAGCCCGTAATACCTGCATAGTGCGGCCACGAGGTGGGCACCGTTATCGAGAGTGGCATCCGACACCCTCCACGGGTTCGTGCTGATGTCGGCGTGCTCGATGCCGATGGACGTGAGGTTGGCCTCCCAGTTGCCGGCGTGCCATGCGGTGTCGGAATCCCATACCAGCTGGCCGATGCGCCCGTCCGCCTGCACCTGGTAGTGGGCGGACGCCTCTCGAGTCTGCCACACGCTGTAGCAGCCGGCGATGCTCAGGTTGCCCGCATTGTGGTGCACGAGGATCTTGCTGATCTTCCTGCCGGAACGTCCGGGCGTGTAGTGTGTGTTGAGGATCAAGTCCTCGTCCGCTTCGAGGGTGTCCCAGTTCTTCATCGGGATTGTTCCTTTCTATTGGTTGGTGGTTGGTGGTTGGTGGTTGGTGGTTGGTGTCGGCCGCGCAGGTCGTGGACCTCGCGGCGTAGTTCGGTCAGGTTGTCCTCGCTGTTGGCGATCCTGCGGTTGACGGTCGCGAACTCGCCGTTCATGTCGTCACGCAGGTTGTCGATCGCGTCGAGCACGCTCCGGTTCTTCTCGTCGAGGTCGTCGCGCAATGGTTTCGGATGGTTGTTGGTGATCTCACCTCGCGTGGCCCGGTCGCGTTCCCTGCCCTTGCGGTCCGTCCACAGGGCGGTGGCGATGTTCGATACCACGGTCAGCGCGGCCACGATGATGTACGTCCAGGCGGGCAGGCCTTCGGGAAGATTCATTGGTGTGCCTCCAGGATTTTCGTCTTTTTCCGGGTTTCGCGGCGCAGGTAGTCCTGTCTGAACGCCTCGTAGCGCGCGTGCCCGTCCCGTTGCCGCCCAGGTCGCAGTATCGCTTGCCGGACTCCAATTGGCGTTCGTGCTGGGTGCGCTGGTGTGGGCGAACAGTTCCGTGCGCAGCTGGTTGAGCTGGAGCTCGTTGAGGCTGTCCTCCGCGTTCTCCAGCCGCTCCCAGTCGCGGTCCAGTTTGGCTTGCAGGGTCCTGATGGTGGCGGAGTCGGCCAGCGCGTCGTCGAGCTCCTGCCGGGTTATGGTCATGCTCCTGCGGTCGAGGCGTTTGAGCAGCCACGCGACGAATGTTCCCGTGCCGCCGCGCCCAATATCGCGATCAGCAGGGTCGCCCATACGGTTATCTTCTCGGTCAAGTCATGGCCTTCTTCCCCTCGCTGGCGGTCATTGCACGGCCTTGATGGTGATTGGCGTGAGTTTGGTTTTGTCGGGTGTGCCGTCCGTGTAGGTCAGGTCGCGGTATTCGACCCGGCCGGCGATTGCGCCGGTGTTGACGTCCCTCGTGTGGCAGTGTTCGAGGCGCATGCTGTCCCATACGCCCAGGGAGTCCATCCGGCAGCCGTAGGCCTCCAACCGTCCCTTGGCGAGTTTGAAGTTCGTGTACTCGCAGTCGCGCATAACGATGGTGCCGGCCGCGGCCGAGTAGCAGCCGTACGGGCTGACTGCGACCCGGCCGTCGGTGTTGAACCGGCAGCGTGCGAACATGACGTTGTTGAACGTGATCGAGTCGTCGAGGACGATCAGGTAGAGCACGCAGTCGCATGCCTCCAGGCGCGTCCGCGACGCCGACGGCCACGTGCGCCACGCGATCGACCCCTCGCACCGGTCGAGGCGCACGAGCGTGTCCATGTCGTTGCGGTCGTCCGCCTCCAGGGTCACGAGACGGTTGGGCGCGGCGGCGACCTTGTCGACCCTGCAGTCGCGCATGACCACGTTCGTGCCCCGCGCGCCGGCCATGCTGCCGCCGCGCCCCCACAGGCGGCACCGGTCCAGGTACACGCGCTTGCCCGTGTACCTGGCTTCGGCCCCGGGATCGTAGCCGTTGCGGTAATAGGTGAGCGCGCCCACCCCGACCCAGTTGGCCGCGTCCTCGCCCCCGACGAACCAGCAGTCCGAGAACGTGACCTGCACCTGCTCGCCGGTGATATTGGTCTCGTTGCCCCACGCCCCCGGACGACGCGCCGTCGTAGATGCTTTTCACCTCGCAGCAGGTCGCCTGGTCGCCGGCGTAGAACCGGGTATCGGACACGCTCGCGCCCCAGCAGTTGTACAGGTCCAGGGAATCCCACCGGCTGTTCGACCCGTCGAACACGCAGTCGGAGACACAACACAGATACTTCGACGGGACGCTCACGAACTCCTTGTGGCTGAAGTCCGCGCTCGTCTCGTCGCCGATCGTCCGGTACACGTCCCACGCCGTGCGCTCGAACCGGCATCCCGACATGGTCAGCGTGCCCACGAGCCGGCCGGTCTCCCCGGCCGCCTGCACGCGCACCCCGACGTCGCGGAACCCGCAGTTGGTAAACGAGAGACCCGCGAACTGGTCGAACACGATCTGGTGGTTGCGGAAATCATCGTTCCCGCTCGAGTATGAGCCCTTGAACGTGCAGTTGACGAACGTGGCGCGCGCCAGCCCCTTGCGTTCGTCGCGCCCGCTCATCGTCCACAAACGGCCCGCGGGCTTGAGAAACCGGCAGTTGACGAACACCATGTCGTCCGCGGACTTCATCTGGGTCTCCGGGTAATCCCGGTCGAACGTGCAGTTGAGGTAGACGCGCCGGCGCGGCACCATCAGGCTCGTGTTGTCACGCTGTATGACCACGTCGCGCAGCAGGACGGGCAGCAGCGCGTCCACGGCCGCGTGCGATTTCGAATCGACGGCCGACAGGTACGAGGCCACCGCCTCGTCCGCCGGCACCGCGTTCACGCCCGGCAGGCCGCGCGGGCCTTCGGGTCCTTGCTTGCCTCTTGGCCCGGGCATGACAGACTCGACCAAATCCACGATCTGCTCGCTCATAACAACTCCATTCCGTCTAATCGCTTAATATCCAGCAGCCCCAGCCGACCGTGCGCACCGTGGCCCCGTCGGGACTCGTGACCACGCACTTCCACCGTCCATTCCGACGCTGCAGCCACACGTCACCCGCGAACGCTCCGGGCGGGATGTCCGCCACCGCATGACCGTCGTCCGTCATCTCGTCGCAGGCCCGCGAATACCACAGTGTCCCGTCCGGGCTGCGCAGTTCGATGCGACCGCTCCACGCGCTCAGATCCACCGGCGTTATCTCGCCGGTCGACAGATCCCGCTTGCGCCAACGGCCGCCCAAACGCTCGCTGTCACCTCTGACGAGACGCACGTCACGCGGGACCACGCGTTTGCCGTACACGCCGTTCATACGATTCCTCCCCTCATCATCCGGTCACCGTGCCCTTGTGCTCCAACGCGGTCACGCGCTGGTCGAGCTTCGACAACTGGTCCTTGAGCCACACCTGGTTGTCGTAGAGCGTGTGCTGGATCCGGTCGACGCGGCCGTCCGTGGCCGCGAGACCGCTCGTGATGGCCTTCAACTGGTTGACCGTGCTGCCCTGATCGTCCACGATGGATTTGAGGGTCTTCTGCTGTTCGGCCAGCTGTTCCTGCGCGGTCTTCAGTTCGGCCTGCTGCCGTTCGAGTTGCTTCTGCTGTTCGGCGATCTGTTCCTGTTGCTGCTGCAGGATGATCTGCTGCAGGCCCTGTGCCTGGGTGAGTTCGTCGAGTTTCGAGGTCAGTTGGGTCAGTTCGGTGCCGGTGGGCCGGTTCGCCTCCTTCTTCGACGCCTCGCGTTTGCGTTGCGCGTTGACCTGACGGGAGGCCCAGTCGGCGCCCGGCGACGAGTACACGCGGGTCAGATCGGTGACCGGCGTATCCAAGGGTTCGCCCTTGTCGGCGTCGACGCTCGTGACGACGGCCTGGGCGAGGAGCCTCATGCCTTCGTCGTTTGGGTTGATGCCGGTGGCGTGCATGTCCGGATCGGAGCCGCAGATGGAGCGCATGTTGCGGATGACGAGCGCATCGGCCGAGGTGCCAGCGAGGGTGATCGCGGTGAGCACATGCCCCTGTCGCGCGATCGCCTCGGCATCAGTGGCATCGGGGATGCAGCCGGGGCCGACGCCCACGACGATGCGCGCCACGGGAAACAGCCTCTTTGCTTTGGCGATCGTGTCCGCGACCGCCTGCCGCATGTTGGCCAATGACTCGTAGGAGTCGGTCAATCCGGCCATCAGGAACACGTAGCCGACCTGACCGTGTGGATAGCCGGCATCCGCGTTGGCCGCGTCGAGCTGCATACTGATGGTGTTGCCGCCGACCAGGTATCCGGCGTTGGTTTTCGCGTAGTTGTGTTCGGTCAGGTTCAGTTCGCCGCTGGCCAGCGTGCTGTACCGTTTCGCCGTCGCACTGGCACCAGTGCCTAGGGTGACGCTGTCGCCGCACCATACGGCGTGCGTTCCCGCCGGTATGGCGCGGGTCTGGTTGATTCCGCTCACGTGTCGTTCCTTTCCTGGGCCTGCAGGGTGAGCCAGTCGCTGTCTGCCGAGCCGCTCAGGTCGGTGATCTTCAGTCTGAGCAGCCGGGAGCCGAGGTGGTCGTCCTCGACGCGCAGGTCGGCATGGTCGCCGACTTTCACATGGTGTTCCTCACCGACCTTGACCTTGTAGGTTTCCGCGGGGAACGCGCCCTGGGCGAGGTCTCCCAATGCGTGGGCCTGCAGCGTCTTCAAATCGCTGACCGTGGTGTGCGTGGTATCCGCGGACTGGCAGAACAGGTAACCCTGGTCGGTGAGCCGGGCGGTGGTGCGCCGGCACATGAGGGTCTTGTCGCCGTCCTTGCCGCCGGTGAGCCACGCCTGCGAGGTCATCGACCCGCCGGCCCCGGCCACCGAGGAGAGGATGACGCGCTGGCCGGGTATCACCGCGTTCCACCGGTGCGTGGAATCCGCAAGCTCGGCTCCGGCATGCAGGTCGAATATGAGACTCCCGTCGGGTCTGATGCGCGGGTCGAAACGTATCTCGATGCCGTGTTCGAGGCTTGTCAGGTCGAGGATCCGGTCGGCGCAGGTGGCCAGATCCCACGCGTAGTAGGTGCGGGTCCTGTCGCCACCGGTCGTTGCGGGCAGGCCGATGGGCAGGCCGCCCCATTGCATGGCCTCGGCGGTCAATCCGCGTGCGATGTCCGCGTAGCTGCCTTCCAGGGTGAGGTCCATGTCCCCGGCGGGGTGTTTCTCGTCGAGGAGCATGCTCCCGTCGCGCCACGAGTCCTTGAGCGCATGGTTGATGACGAGTCGTTTGGTCAGCAGGGTCAGGCCGCCGCCCACAGTGAGCTTCAGGCTCCGGTTCTCCGCATCCCACTCCCAGTCCGTCAACGGGCCCGCATGCACCACTTCGAAACCGCCATTGACGGCGCGTTGCAACGCGATCAGCGCCTTCCAGCAGCGCAGGGATTCGAACAGTCCGAGTCTGGCGGCGGTCCGCGTGTAGTCGACGGTCACGTTCATGGATCCCGGCTGGTTCAATGATTCCGTCCAGTCGGCGGCCGTGTAGGGCAGCCGGTAGAGATGCCGGCCGGTGACCGGCTCGTACACATGCACCGTCAACGGGGCAAACTGTGATGCCATGAAATCACCTCCATGCCGGTCGTATGGTCATCGACGCCGTTCCCCCGCCCGTGACGGCAACCGGCACGGTGGCACCGCCCGGCGGTATTTGGAATGCGTCGTCATAGGTGACAATGCCCGCGCTGGGTATCATGTCCCGGAAATCCAATGCCAGATCCTGTGTATCACCCCGCCATTGCACGCGATGCCCCGCATACGACAATGCCAGCGAGGTCGCATGCCCCGATATCCTCACGCTTGGCCATGTGGCCGCCGTGCCGGGGTTCTGGCAGCGGATCACGCCGCCGGACGCCGTGTAGGTGACCGGCTGCCCGTATTTCAACGGGTCGGGGCAGGTGATGACCAGGCCGAATTCGAAACCCTGTTCCTTCCATCGCATGGTGGGTTCGGGGTCGGCGGCGAGCATGCCGGTGAGTTGGCGTGTTCCTGCGGCGGTTTCCTCGATGATGGTCAGGGTATGGCCGAACAGGGCGTTGATGCGGTCGCGTTCCTGTGCGGCTTCGGCGCTCGATAGGCCTCTGATGACGCAGTCGAGGCTTATCGAGCGTGGTTTCTGGGTGATGCGGCTGGGCCAGTAGTCGCCGTCCTGTTGCGGGATCGATGTGGTGGATTCTTTCATGCCGGGGGTGCCGAACAGGCCGGTGATGCCGTTCTTCTTGATGGCGTGGATGTGGTGTTTCCACCGGTAGTCGTCGCGCAGCGTGATGGTGTCGGTATCGGTGACGATGGTGATTCGGGTCACTGCTACTCTCCTCCCCAGCCGCTTGCCGCGGCCTTGGTGCGCAGGTCGAATTCGTTGAATATGTCCGCGCTGTTCATGCCGTGCGCGTCGATGGACACGTTCACCGTGTTCCCCTCCAGCGTCCGCTGGCCGGCGGTGTTCTGCGCGGTGCCGGTTGGGTTGGTGACGGTGGCGGGTTTGACGCTCCGGTAGGCGAGTTCGACGCCGTTGGCGGCGGCCTGGGCACGCTGCATGGCGGCTTGTATCGCCTGTTCGGCCTTGCCCGCGTTGTCCGTGACGCCCTGGGCGAGTCCTTCCACGATGGCCTGGCCGGAATAGGTGGTCCATCCGCGTCCGCTGAACGGGCCGCGTTTGGCCGGCGAATGCGGGATGAACGAGCTGATCTTGTCCATCACCCATCCGATGGCATCGCCTGCGGCGTCGATCATCGACATGATGCCGTCGATCAGTCCCTGGATGATGGCCTTGCCGGCATTCCACAGCCAGGTGCCCGCGCCGGCGAGCGCTCCGAGGATGATGTCCTTGATGCCGGAGACGATGCCGCCGAGGGCTTGGACTGCTCCTGAGACGACTTGTTTGAAGCCTTCCCAGACTTGTGTCCAGTTGCCGTTGAGGATTCCGGCGATCATGTTGATGACGCCGCTGATGATGTTGACGAGGCCTTGTACGACGGTGCCGATCGAGTTGATGACGCCGGTGATGTACGGGAGGGTCGCCTGGATGGCGGGTAGCAGTGTCGTTTGGATGAATCCGATGATCGTGGTGATGATGCCGCCGACCACTGGTGCCATCTGGGTGACGGCGTTCATGATCGGTGTGAGTACGGTCGGGATGATCGGCATGAGGGTTGCGATGACCTGGCCGATGACGGGGATCAGTGCCGCGACGAATCCGGTGACGGCGGGCATGATTTGTTGGATCATGCCGCCGATCGCGGTAACCATCTGGTCGAATGTGGGTTTCAATCCGTCGAGGATGGTTTTGAACTGTTCGAGCAGCGGGTTGAGGGTTGCTTGGAATACCTTCTGCAGTTGTGGGCTGGTGGCGATGAGTGCGCCGAGGCCTGCGGTCAGTATGCCGAGTGGGCCGCCGAGCATGGCCAGTGGTCCGCTCAAGCCGCCGAGCAGTCCGCCGAGCAGCGGGATCTTGGATAATAGTGGTGCGATGCCGCCGGCTCCCAGTGCGAGGAATGCCGCGCCGATTGGGGCGAGTACGGTTTTGAACTGGCTTGCCAGGTCGGTGATCTTGCCGATGGCCTGTTGGATGGGTTCGGGCAGGATTTTGGTGATTTCGCCGAACATGCTGGGCAGCGAGGCGATCAGGCTTTTGACGATGAGACCGATGCGGGGAGCGACGTTCTTGATGACGGTTCCGATGCTGGTGACGAGCTGGTTGGTGAGCTTGCCCATGTCGGCGTTGTCTTTGCCGAGTTCGGTGAGCCAGTTCTGCCAGGCCGCCTTCATGCTGCCGACGGAGCCTTCGATGGTGGTGGAGGCTTCCTTGGCGGTGGTGCCGGTGATGCCGAGGTTGTTCTGGACCTCGTGGATGGCCTGCACGACGTCGCTGAATTTGTCGATGCTCAGGTCGCCGGCTTGGCCGTTGGCCTCGCGCAGTTTGTTGGCGTCCAAGATGAGGCGTTCCATCTCGGTTTTGGTGCCGCCGTACCCCAGTTTGAGGTTGTCGAGCATCTGGTAGTTGCCGCGCGCCAGACTCTGGTAGGTCTGCTGGATGCTGCCGAGGTCGGTGCCCATCTTGTTGGCGTTATCCGACATGTCGACCATGGCGGTGTTGCCGAGTTCGGCGGCCTTGGAGGTGTCGCCGCCCAGCGAGCTGATCAGCGAGGCGCTGAAGCTGGTGATCTGCGCCATGTAGTCGTTCGCGGATACGCCGGCGTTCTTGTACGCGTCGGCGGCATACGCCTGCACGGTCTTGGATGAATCCTTGAACAGGGTGTCGATGCCGCCGACCGCCTGCTCGTAGCTGGCATACGCGCCGACGGCGCTTTTGCCCACCCCGATCAATGCGGTGCCGAGCGCCCCCACGCCTGCGGCCAGGCCGCCGACACTGAGCGTGGCCAAGCCCTTGACGGAGTCGCCCACGCTCGACAGTTTCGCCTTGATGTCGGTGCCGACCGCTCTGAACGCGCCTTTGATGCCGTTGGCGGCGCTCGACGCCATGGGGGCGATTTTGTCGAACACGTTGCCGACCGCGCTGCCCACGGGGGCGAGGTATCCGCCGATCGCACCGCCCACCGTCTTGAACGGCGTGGCGATGGTGCCGGCGAACTTGCCGATGGCGGCCCTGGCGGGAGCGAACCGTTGGTTGAGACCGTAGGAGATGTCGGTGCCAAGCTGCTTGGCGATCGCAGCACCGTTCTTGAACGGCGTGGCGATCATGCCGCCCCATTTGCCGACCGTGCCGGTGATGGTGCCGGTCAGCTTATGGACAGCGCCGCCGATCCTGCCCATGACGCCCGCACCATCGAGCATGGCCATGTCGGCGTTGACCCAACCGGCGCGGAACTTGCTCAACCCGCTGGTAATCGGACCGCTGATCGCGCCGGCGAGACTGCCGAACGCTCCGGCCAACCCGGTGGCATTATCCTTGCCTGCATCCAGATCCCGGAATCCCATCTTGAATCGCGCGAACATGCTCTGGTTCGCGGTGGCGAGCGCTTTGGCTTGTGTTTCCGCGTCTTTTTGGACGGTGGAGAGGGTTTCCTGGGCGGATTTGAGGTTGCCGGTGGCTGCGGCGAGTTCGACGTCCGCGAGTTTGACACGTTCGCGTGCCGCGGCGAGTCGCTGGGATGCGGCGGCTGCCTGGGCGCTGTCGGCGCCGTGCTGTTTGACCGCGTTCGCGTATGCGTTTTCGGCCTGGATGGCCGCTGCGGTGGTGGTCTGCTGCTTGATCCTCGCTTTGGAGACCGCAGCGGAGGCGGAGGCGATGTCTTTGGAGAGTTGCTTGACCTGGTCGCCGCCGACGTTCTTCATAGCGTCCTTGGCGGTGGTGCCGAGTTCCTTGCCGAGCTGCTTGCCGGCTTTCGCACCGGTACCTTTGAGGGAGTCGGCGAAGCCTTTGGCGCCTTCGCGTCCGGAGCCCGCCATCTCGCTTTTGACGGATTTCTTGAATCCTGTCATGACGGGGAATACGCGGACGGCTCCGGTACCGACGATCTTCGCCATGATGGTCTCCCTCTATTCGGTTATGTCCTCGATGGTGGTGGGGATGATGATTTCCTCGTCCAGCTCCGCGAGCGCCTTGTCGATCTCGTCCGGTGTGGTTTTCGCGGCTTCGATCTGGTTGCGGTGGCGTTGCATGGTCCATGGCATGATGTTTTCGGCTGCTTTGCCGTCGCCTATGGTGGCGGCGAGTTGGAGCAGGTCGATGAGTCGTGCGGGGTATGCCCAGTCGGCGAGTTCGGCGCACAGGGGGTTGCCGGGGTCGTCGAGGAGTTGGCCGGTGAGGTCCCAGGCTTCCCTGTAGGTGATGCCGTTGCCGATCTGGTTGATGCTGATGTTGTAGCGTTCGCGGAATGTGGCCGTGAACGCTTGCCGGTGCTCGTGGTGGAGGCGGGCGAGGGCTGTTATTTTTCCAGGACGAGCTGGTTGAGTTTTTGGAAGGTTTCGAAGTATTTGTTGGCCATGTCGATCATCGATGGTGTGGGTTGGGCGGTGAATTTCTTTGCGTCTTCTTCGCCGGCGATTTTTTCGATGAGGCGGGTGAACTGGTCGACGCTGGATACGTCGCCTTCGGTGATGTCGTTGACGTCGTCGAGGCTGAGGTTCAGTGGCATGCTGATGATGGTGCCGTCGGGGAATTTGCCGTAGAAGTGGTTGTCGCCGATGGCGTATTTGCATTTCGCGGCCTGGGCGAGCTGTTTGAGTGCGGCTTCTTCCTGTTCGCTGGTCCAGTCGTCGAAGTCGATGTCGGGGATGGTGTTGGTGGTCATGGTCGGGTGCCTTTCGATGATCGTGGGGACTGCATGGGTTTGTCGGGTTGGTGGGGGTCTCCCGCAGCGACCCGACTGCGTTGCGGGAGACGTTTTGGTTAGGCGGCTGCGGCCACGGGTATGGTCGTCGTGCCGCTGGTCTTGGCGCCGATGGTTGCGGTGACTTTGGCGGTGCCCTCCTTGATGAGGGTGAGTGTGTTGCCGTTGACCGTGGCGATGGCCGTGTCCAGTGACGTGAAGGTCGCCTGGCTTGTGGCCATGCTGCTGGTGCCGTCCGTGTAGGTGGCTTTGGCGCCGAGCTTGAGTGTGGCTCCGGCTTTGAGGTTCGTCGGCAGCGTTCCTCCGGTTTCGGAGGTGACCGTCACCGACGTCAGGGTTTTGGGGCGACGAGCCATTCGCGGTAGAATCCGCCCCATTCGTCGTTGCGGATCCAGTCGAAGGTGACGGCGTTGCCGCCGGCTTCGCCTCGTGTGCTCTGGTCGGGTTCGACGGTCTGGATGCGGCCGAGGCCGTTGCGGCGCAGGCTCATGCCGTTCTTGCCCTTCAGCACCTCGAACATGGGGAAGGTGCTGTCATTGTCGCCATCGACGGTGATCATGCCGTTGGCATCCGGGGTCTTGCCGGTGGTGAGCTGGCGGACGACGTCGTTGAATTCGGCGAGCGTGACCTGCAGGGTGCGGCTCTTGGAGCCTCCGAGCTTGTAGCCTTCCTGGAAGAATTCGATGTCGTCTTCCTTGTCGCCGCCGTCCTGCGGGCCGCCGTCCTGTTTGAACAGGCCGACCTTGACGTAGCCTTCTGGGAGCACGAGCGGTGTGGCCGCGCCTGCCGCGGGTTCCACCCATTTGGCTTCGCCGGTGAGCTGCACGGCGAGGAAGCCGGTGATGGGCACGAAGACCTTGGTAAGGTCGTTGCCCTCGACGTCTGCTGTCATGATGATTTCCTTTCCAAAAAATCCGGTTATTCTGTTTCGCGCATCTCGCCCATGCAGTGGTATTCGACGGTGAGATACGAGTGGGCCACGTCGGCCGTGTCGGCGATCGGATAGGGGCCGCTGCACGCCTCCACGCTGGTGATGGGGCTTGCCGCGGCCTGGCTGATCGTCGGATCGGTGAGGAGCGCGGCGATCAGGCGCGCGAGGTCGTCGCACTCCCGGTCGTTCTGACGGGTTCCGGCGCGGATGTTGACGGCGAGTTCCTGGTCCCATTGCACGAGGTCGTATTTCGTGGGCGTGAGCTCGTCGACCGTGATGAGCGGCCTGGCGAGCGGGTAGGGCATGGTCTTCGGGTTTTTGGTGCCGATGTCCACGTCATGGCCGAGCCGGCCGAGCCGGCCCGCCAGGTATTCCACGGCCCAGCGTTTGAGGTCGGCGGGCAGTACGATGGTCGTCATTTCACCTGCCTCATCGCGTTGGCGAGCGTGTGGTGCTTGGTTTCGACGGCCATCGCGTAGTCCTCCTCGCTGCTGACCACCTGCCATGCGTTGCGGTTCCTGAATTCGACGTGCTCCACATACAGGCTGTCCCGGTAGTTGCCGGTGACCACGGGCGCGGTGGCGACGGCGATCTGCAGGGCCTGTTTCGCCTTTTCCTCGCACATCCCGTCGATGCCGGGCTCCTTGAGGATCGTGTCGAAGTACGCCTGGTTGAAGTGCATGTCGGTGTCGCCCATCTTGGCCATCAGCCGCCTCCGTTCACTTGTTCGAGGTCGGCGACCAGGGTGGGCCGGAAACCGGTGTATGGGTTCCTGTCGGCGGCCGGGATTCCGGTCACGCGCCACGTGTCGCCGTTGATGATGATCCGGTCGTGGACCTTGATGTCGATGTCCGGATCCGGGACGATGAGCTGCTTGTCGCTCACGATGCCCTGGTCGCGGGGTTCGCTTGTGGCGGAGTCGACGCTGGAACGGCTGTACAGGTAGCCCTCGAACGCGAGGGTGAGCGGGTTCGACCAGTCCTCGTCGTAGACGAGGTCTCCGTCACCCTTGATCGGCCGGGCTCGCTGCCGGGTCATCGGCGTGAGGCTGGTCATGCCGAAATCGGTGGCCTCGTTGATGCTGTCTTCGAAGTTCATCGCGGCCCCCAGTTCAGTCGGTATGGGTCGAGCATTGCCTGTTCGATCTGCAGTAGCTGCACGCCGAGGGTGGTGCCCCCGTAGGTGAGGTAGCTGACCGATGCGCCGTTGACGGACTGGCTGGCCACGCCGGGCTGGGTGCGCGCCCTCTTGGCGAGGGTGCGCAGGAGTTCGGCGATTTCCGGCACTTCATCTCGCGGATACCCGTGGTTGAGCGTCACGGTGACGCTTCCGGGCCTGTCCAGCCAGCATCCCGTGCGCAGCTGGATGGTGCCGGCCACGCTCCAATCGATCTGGTCGACGAGTTCCCTGCCGTCGACGAGGATGCTCGTGATGGAGTTGACGTGTTTGGACGGCAGCGTGAGGATGCTGCCGCCGTAGGCGTCGACCTTGAGTGTCTCGTCGATGTCCGGGGTGACGTGCCAGCCGCAGTAACGGCGGATGGATGCCTGTGCGGCCTTCATCCACCATTGCGTGTCGATCTGGGGATTGCCGTCGACGATGTCGGGGATCGGCATGGCTGGCTCCTTCCCTGTCAGGCGGTGGCCGTGGTCACGGGGATCGCGGCCGTGGAGTTGTCGGTCTTGGTCAGGGTGCCGCCGGTGATGTTGCCGTCGGTGCCCTTGGTCAGGCTGATGGATTTCACGCCGACACCGGGCGCACCCGGAGAACCGGGATCGCCTTTCGCTCCCGCCGGAATGCCGATGGTCAGCATCCCGTCGGCGAGGGTCGCGGTGGGAACCGTGCCGGCTGCGAGCGCGACCGCTTTGACGCTGGTGATGGTCTGGCCGCCTGCGGAGAGGCTGATGGGGTTGCCGTCGGCGTCGTATAGGGCGATTTCGCCGGTGGCGGCGGTCGGGTCGAGTGGCTTGTTGGTGACTTTGAATTGTGCCGTGGTCATGTCACCCCTCCTTTTTGGTGGTCTTGGCGGACTTGGTGCTGGCGGCGGCTTCGTCGGCGGTGAGTACGCCGGCCACCGGTTCGGCTGCCGGGGTTTCCGGTGTCGGGGCCGTGGCCGGGGCTTCCGGTGTTGGGGTGGGTGCGGCGTGGCGTGGAGCGTCTTCGGGCCGGTATCGGATGCCGTTGATGACCTGCATGTCGATTCGCGTGTTCATCACTTGGCCTCCAGTACGACGAAGTTGGCGGGTCGCCAGATGACCTGTGCGGCGCGCAGTTCGGCGCGCACGTAGGTGAGGTTGCGGCTGGCGTAGTCCTTGTGCTGGTTGAATGCTTCGACGGTCAGGCCGCTGCGGTCGAGCAATGCCATCTGTCGGAAGTCGCCGACGATGGCCTTGCCGGCTTCGATCTGGTCGCATTCGACGAGCGGGCGGCCCCATACGGTGGTGGGCCCGATGCCGAACGGGCCGTTGCCCATGAATCGCTTGTTGACGTCGGTCATCAGGTCGATCTTCTCGGCGTCTTCGGGGTTGACGAGGATCGCGGATGCGGTGGCGCCGACCTTGCGCAGCTTGGTCAGGGATTGGCGGATGGCGACCACGAGGTTGCGGGCCTCGTCGTCGGCCTTGGCCCAGTTCCCCGCCTGGACGCCGGTGGTGTTGAGCAGGCCCTTGGGCTGTCCGTTGGTTCCGGTGCCGTTGAGCAGCATGTCGGCAAGCTTGAGCTGGAACGAATAGTCGAACTCGTTCTGCAGGAAGCTGGCCATGGCGGAGTCGTCTTCGAGCAGCTGGTTGGTGACGGTGTAGCCGTCGGCGTAGCCGTAGACCTTCGCGTCGGCGAGCGCGGTGGCGAACGTGGACTGGGGTTTCTGCGTGTCGGTGGCGTCGTCGCCGGTGTTTTCGGGGATGATGCCGGTGTTGCGGGTGACGCTCAGGATCTGCAGGTATTCAAAGTCGCCTTTGGTGCTGCCTCGGCTGATGAGGTCGAGCAGGGTGATGGCGGGACGGTTGACCAGGTCGACCGCGGGCACGCGCGTGGGCTGCAGGTGGGCGATGGGCGTGCCGATGGCGTTGCCGGCCTTGGCCTGGAAGTATTCGTCCATGGTGCCGATGCGAGTCTTGTCGATGCGGATGGCGCCGCCGGTGCCGAGTGTATCGGCGGTCTTGTGCCAGGCCTTGTAGGCGAGACCGCTGACGAAGCGTTGGCCGAGGTCTCGGCCTTCGAGTTCTTCAGGGGTCTTTTCGGCTTCGCCCAGGCCCTTGGTGTCGCCGGTGAGGATGCCGTCGAGTCGCTTGGTGTTGGATTCTGCGTTGTCCAGAATCTGCTGGAGGGCTTCGGCCTTGGTGCAGTAGCCGTCGAATTTCTTCTGTTCGTCGGCGGTGAGGTCTCGGCCTTCGTTCTTGGCCTTGTCGATGATGGCCTTTGCGGCGGCTTTCATTTTTGCGATTTCCTGCTTGAGTTGCATCAGGGTTCCTTTCTGTTGGTTATTGGATGTCGAGGAGGCGGAGGCGGCGGATGCCGTCGGCCAGGCGCGGGGTGGATGGGGTGGAAGGCTCGTCGTGGGGCTGCTGGTCGGGGTCGAGGCCGAGCAGTGCCTTCTTGGCGCTGACTTCGGTGGCCTGGTTCATGCCGATCGGGCAGATGGAGACCTCGAAGAGATCAAGTTGACGCAGCTCGTAGTAGCCGGGCGTGAAGGTGCCGTCGTCGTTTTTCTGCCCGTCCACCCATGCGCCTGCTTCGACGTTGTACGCGAAGCTCATCTGGCTGACGCGGTTCTCCTTGAGGAGTTTGGCGACCTGTTTGCCGATATCCGTACTGACGTCGATGTCGCCTTCGACCTTGAGGCCGTGTTCATCCTCGATGGCGTTGGTGGTCAGGCCGAGGTTCTTGAACGGGTCGTCGGTGTCGTGGTTCCAGTAGACGGGGATTCCCGCGCCGGATTCGGGGTATCGGCTGGCGAGGGTTTGGGAGAACGCGCCTTTGATGATCTTGTCGCCGCCGAGGTCGATGTTGTCGAACACGGCGGCGTATCCGGTGAATCCGGTTGGTTCGCCTTCCTCGTTGGTCAGGGCCTTGACCGGCGTGCGGATGGTCTTGGTCAGCATCATGGTTGTCCTTTCTCGGGTTCGTTGGCTGGCAGTTGGGCGTCTCCCCTGCTTTCGGTCTGCCCGTCGTTGGGGCTGGTTTGCCCTCCGATGAGCACGTTGAGCGGGGTGACGAGCCCGCTTCCTTCCTTGAGTTTTCGTCTGTTGAGGAGTTCGCGGGCTTCGTTGGTGGTGAAGATGGGTCTGCCTGTGGCGGTGACGAGTGCCTTGTATTGGGCTTCGGGGTCGCCGCGTAGTTGGGCGTCGCGGTCGAATTCGAGGTAGAGGCCCTTGTCGTAGGTCTGCAGTCTGTCGCGCAGGCACAGGTTCAGCGTCTGTTCGAATTGCACGATGTACGGGTCCAGGTAGGTGCCGTACAACATTTGCTTGAAGGCGCTGAGGTTGCTGAAGTTGCCTTCCCTGATGCCGATGATCTCGGGTGGGATGCCGTAGGCGTTGGCCACGTCGATCTTCACCTTGTCTCGGGCGTTGAGGTCGTCCACGTCGATGGGTTTGAAGCCGTTGAGCGTGGTGGCCTTCATGCCGTCGTCCAGGAGCATTCCGCCTCCGGCTCCGCTGCCGCCGCTGGTGAATTGCTTCATGCCGCGTTGGAAGCGTTCGCGGGTGGTGGAGTCGGGCCATGGCTTGTCGCGTTCGATGACGATGGGGCTTCGGATGCCGTGACGGTTGACCTCAGCGCGGTACTTCAGGCTGGCATCGTATTCATCGAGGATTTCCCGGAGTCGGCGGCGTTTGGGTTCTCCTTTGCCGCTGGCGAAGGCGTAGCCCACGTTCATGATGATGCCGTCCGTGTGGATGTCGAATTTCGTGGGGTTGGCGGGGTCGATCCACACCTTCGCGCCGGTGGGCTCGTCGAAATCATCGACGGTGGGTCGCCATCGGCGTGCGGGGATGCGTTTCAATCGCAGGCCATTGTCCGTCTGGTCGATGATGGCCAGGTACCGGTCGTCCAGCAGTCCGTCCTGGATGAGCGCGTACCAGAATGCGCTGGGTGGGATTGCGGGGTTTCCGCTCGGGTTGGCGACGAGCGTGGCCAATGGCCCCTCGCGCACCCGGATTCGGCTGCCGTCCGTCTCGCGTTTGTAGACCTTGAGGGGCAGGCTGCTGATCATGCGTGCGATGAAATCGGTGACTTCGCGCAATGGGTGGCTTTTCACGCCTTCGCCGTCCGGGGTGGCGTCGTAGGAGAGCAGGGGCTGGCCCGCGTCAACGACTTCGATGCCGTTGGATGCGGCCCAGTCGTTGAGCAGGCCGTTGTGGGCGAAATACAGGCCGGCCATCAGTCAGCCTCCGTAATCTGGATGAAGTCGATGCGTTCCTCGGGCAGGAGGATCAGGCCGTCGGCGCTGGTTTCGCCGGTGATGTTGTCCACGACGCTCGCGTTTTTGAGTTCCAGCCATTCGCAGGAGTAGGCGGCGAGTGTGCCGTGCCAGGTGACGTTGTCGATGCGGGCGACGATGCGTTTGCCGATGCATCGGCGCAGTGGGTGTCGTTCGAACATGCCGGTTCCTTTCGTCAGAAGGTGAGGAGGTCGTAGGTTTCGTATGCGCTGTGTTCGGGTTCAGGCGGTTCGCAGGTTTCGAGCCCGTAGAGGGCCACGGTGATGGCGGCGACGCCGCTGATGTCGACGATCGACCGGCGTCGGTCCCATGCCTCGTTTTCGGCGATGACCTTGGTGACGCCGCCTTCGATGGCCTGGTCGACGAGTGGCTGTGGAGCGTGGATGAGCCGGTGTTCGCGCACGCGGTCTCGCAGGCGGCCGGTCGCGAGGCCGATGTGGCTGCCGTCGATCTCATGGACGGTGAAGCCGAGCTGCTTCATGGGTTCGATGAATTCCATGGCTGGGCAACCTTTGGATTGGATTGCCACCTCCCACATGCCGGATTCCTCGGCCAGATGCTGCATGTATTCGGGCACCCACATCAGGCCTTTGCGCCGTTCGCGCAGACTGACCACCGGGTTGCCGTTGGCGTCGAGCACCGCTGCGGCGATCCAGCTGTGCGAGCGGTCCACGCTCACGTCGATTCCCCACACGGTGCGTGCACCGGTGGGGATTCGGATGTCGAATGGTTTGGCCAAGGTGTTCGTCCAATCGTTGGCGTCGATGTAGCCTTCGACCTTCGCGGTGACCCATTGGCAGAGGTCTTCGGTCCGGTAGCCGGCGTCGGTCATGCCGGGGATGTCGGCGAGCACGCCTTCCACTGTCTGCGAGCCGAATCCGATGCTGGGGTTGGATTGGAGTATCGCTTCCAGATCGTCCTTCGGGCAGTCGGGTTCGGCGCTCCATTCGAACAGTGCGAGGGAGCAGTCGTGGCGGCCTGCGTATTCGGCGGCGTCCATGAGTCCTGATTCGACGGTGCGGTGCCAGGAGTCGATGAATTCGATGGCCGCGTCACGCTGTTGAATGAGGACCACGCTGGTGCTGTCGCCCGCGTTGCTGATGCCCCAGAGTTGGCCGTTCCAGAAGCTCTTCATGGTCGGGCTCAATGCGTTCCATGCGGCCCAGTCCTTCTGTTCTCGCAGTTCGTCCATGATGACTCGGGCTGCCGGCTTGCCTCGCGCGTTCTTCGCGGCGCGGATCTCGTAGACGGCGAGTGCACGGCTTTTGATGTATTCCTTGCCGTTCGTGTCGCTCACTTTGGCGGTCGCGGCCTGCAGGGTGGGGATGGCGGCGGATTGTTCCTCGATGGTTTCGGGTTCGGGGTCGCACCAGAGTTTGACGCTGTTCCATGGTTCTCGGGCGATGTCGAGGTTCTGCGCGGTGCCGACGATTTTAAATCTCAACGGGGGCACGCGGTCGGGGTGGCGTTGGCTGTCCACGTGCAGCCACCATGAGGCGAGCACGCTGGCCACCAGGGTCTTGCCGTTCTGCCGGCCGACGAGCACGATGATGCGCCGGTACCGGTAGGTGATCCCGTCCTCCAACAGCTCCAACGCGTGGATGAGCAGCCACTGCTGCCACGGGTAGAGTTCGATGTGCAGGATCTGGCGAGCGTAGTCGATGACCTCGAAGCCCAAGGATGTGTCCGGGGTGAGCTCGCGCAGCGGCTTCGTCCACAGCCTCGGTTCGGTGCGGCCGTAATGCTTCGACATGGCTGCTCCGATCCTCCCAGGTCTAGATGCCGAACTTGCGGCGACGGAACGCCGTGAGCTCGTCCACCGGCTCGCCGTCCGATTCGGCCGCTGCGGCGCCGGCGTACTCCTTGAGCTGTTTCCTCGCCGCGGGCGTCGCGTCGAGCTCTCGCAGCACGTTCATCAGGTGAGGCACCAGATACAGGGCCTTGGTGACCTCCTGCCCCTGGCCGTGGCGCAGCGCGTAGTCGATCTGCCGGGCCACCGCCCGTCCGGTCGCCACCAATGCGGAATCCGCGTCGGTGATGGCCAGCGCCTTGAGCGTCGCCTCATAGCTGGCGGTGATGCCCTCATGATCGCCAGGCTTGTCCAATAGGCGCATGCGTTTCTCGCTCAGGGACAGGCACGTGCTCATGGCCGCGGAATTACCCTTCTTGGCCAATGGGTATTCGATCCGGAACATGGCGTCGATGCGTTCCAGCTCGAGCTGGCGTTCGGTGTCGTAGTCTTTGCCCTTGCGCTTCTCGGCCAAGGCACGGCGTATCGCCGCCTCGGCCGACGTGACGGTCTTGAAACCAAGCTCGTCACGAATCCTCTGCAACGGTTCGGCGCCCATGAACATGTCAAGAGCCCGCTGATCCTTGGAAGCACTCATAATCAACCCCCAATCAGCCGAACTGGCGGCAAAACAACCCAATTACCAACCAAACAACCCGAGCCACCGGAAAACAACCGGAAAAGACCAGTAAAAATACGCCCCTCAGAAACGGCGGAATAAAGCCGATTCCGAGCCCTCGCGCGAGATAGGGTGGCCAGGTCAGGAGAGGGAGGTCTGGTGCGCGCGGGAGGGTGGGCCTACCGACATCGGTCTGCAAATCCGCACTCCCCTACCCCACCGGCGTCAGGTCAGACACCCAACGACGTGTAAACGATCGCACCGGACGCGCGGAACGCATCAAGCACCGTCTCGATGCGATCATCGCGCTCGCCGACATGCAGCACGGCGCGGACACGACGGCCACGGGCCAGACCGATGGGCGCGAACGCCTCAAGCCTGCCATGCTGCGCGGTCACGGACCGCAGATGACCGTTGGTGGCGAGCGTCGGCCGAAGCCTGGCCTTGCGCGTGAGATGCCTGACCTTGTTGTACTCGGCACGCACCGGCGGCATGTACCGGCCGACGATCAGAATCGTGCACGAAGGATCCTCGTCGAGCATCATGGCCAAACGCTGGCAGATGCTGTGATCGTTGTCCATGACGCAAGTCCTTTCGTGTGAATAGCCCAATCACCACCAGGCGGGGATCACGTCACCCAAACCGAGTTTGGGCTGGCCGGCGCCGCGCTCGCGGTTGCATTTGCGGTGTGAGTGGCGGAAGCCTGCGGGATCGTCCTGCAGGTCTGGATAGTCGCGCACCGGGTAATAATGGTCGAGCTCATGGCTCGCGTCCGTGGTGCCGGGCGGCACGCTGTAGTCGATGCGCTTGTGGCAGATCCAGCAATCGGCGGCGGAGCTTCCCTCGGAGTCCAGGCGCTTGCCTTCCTCGAAGAACGTCTGCTTGGCTTTCTCGAAAGCCCGGTTATGCGTACGGTTGGAACTCATGCGCCGACCCTGAAGAATTTCGAGGAGATATACGAAAGGCCACCTCCATGATCTCATGGAAATGACCAACTATAGACATGTATACGTGGACAGTTCGCATTTGTCAAATCCCGTGAACAGATTCACCGATCACCCATCCTTGCGCACATGCGCTTGCCACACATCCCACACCAGGAACACCGGGCGCTCGCCGTCCATTCCCACCGGCTGGATAAGCCCGCGAGCGCCCCAATGTGAGATTGTGTTGCTCTTGATATCGATGCCCCATGGTTGTAGCAGGCGGCTGATTTCGGCTGCTGTTCCTCGTGATTCTCCGACTGCGAGTCTGAGCATGCTGGCGCGTTGGATGTCTTTGATGCGGTATTCTCCGGAGCATCTGTCGCATGCCTTGTACCCGGATTTGAGTTCGAGTTCGTCGCAGCGCAGTTCGAACCCGCAGGCTGGGCACCAGCCGATCATTTTGGTTTCCGGTGGCGGGTTGAGTGTGCGGTCGAGCCTGATGGCGGCCTGTCGGGTCAGTTCCACGATGGCGGGCATGTCGGGCCGGTTCAGGAGTCGTGGCTCGTAGCGCATGATGCCCTTGAGCAGTGAGACCGTGTCCATGTGCCGGTAGCGCAGGCCGATGGCCGTGGCCAGTGATTCGACGAGCCGGTCGATGTCCTGTCTGAGTTGCCATGCGCCCAGATTCAACGGGATCGGCGCCACGCTCCTCGTGCCGTGGCCGGAGTGGCGGGCCATCACGCTGGCCTTGCGTTCGGCGATCAGGCACAGCACCCCGTAACCGTCCGCCAGCGAGCGCAGGTCGTGGTGGAATCGTTTGGCGGTGGTGGTTGATGCCATGATGCCCCTCTGGTCTTGGTGGTGTGTTGGTTGCGTGTGGTTGGCATCAGGCCCGTGTCCATTGTCTCATGCCTGGTGTCGTCTTGCGGGTTATTGGAATACCCATATGGCGAGTTTGATGAGCAGGAGGATGACGGCTGTTCCCCATGCGGTGATGGTGACGCCGGTGACGATGTTGGTGAGGATATCGTTGAATCGGTTTGGCTTGTGGTCCATCAGTGTCCTATTCGATGGTGTATTCGCGTGGGTGTTCGTCTCGCTGGTTTTGTCGTTTGATGCGGCTGATGAGTCGTTGGGCCGCACGGTCGGCTCCGTGACTGGTTAGGGCCCACGTGTGGTGTCGTCGTTCGTATTCGCGGTGGATGCCGTCGGTGGCGAATTCGTTGATGACGATGTCGTATCCAATGCTGGTGCAGGTGATGGCGACTTTGTATGTGTGTTTCAATATTGCCATTGGGGTTCCTCCGGTATGTCTCGATCCAGAACTTGTGTGAGGGACTTGTTGAGTGCCTGCACGTCCCGCTAATCGATTTCATGTTCCATAGAGTCGGCGAAGCGGATTTTGAATTGTCCTGCTGGCGCGACTCCCATCATGAGCGTGGTGTGGTTTTTGGTTTCGATTTCGATGGACTGCTTGACGCTCATTCCGTCCATCCTTTGTCGGCTCCGTCCGCGTGGGCCCAGTCGCAGGAGATGCCGGCGTTGCTGTTGTGTGCGATGCAGGTCACGCGTCGGCCGTCCGGCATGGTGATCGTGCAGGTTTCCCACTGGGCGTTGTAGGTGGAGCATTCGCTCTGCGTGACCGCTTCAGTGTGCTTGTCGGCCGACGAGTCGATGGGAGTGCCCTCGCAGCCTGCGAGCGCGGTGATGCAAAACATGATGGCGGCCAGTGCGAGAATGCGTTTGGCTAATGTAATTCGCTGGGTCACTGCTTATCCTCCGTTTCCGCCTGGTCATCGGTGATGTAGTTCTTGGGCGTGAGGGTGATGGTGATCTGGCAGTTGGCGGCGAGTGCCTGGTGGATGAGGCTGGTGATGTCCGCGTTGTTCATTGCGGATTCCTTTCGTTGGTTGGTTGTTTGGTTTGTCGGGTGACGGTCAGGCTGCGGATGTGGGGTTGGAGTATCGCGGTGCCGTGTTTCGGGCTCACGCTGAGGATGCGTAGCTGGCCGAGGCACAGGTCGGTGTCATCGAGCGTGAACCGGGTGGTCTGGTAGTCGGGGTGAACGGTGGTATCGCGTGCAACCATCCGTCAATGATGGTCCCATCCGCGGTTCGGATGATGCACCGGTGGCCGTCGAGCTCTTCGGGTGCGGCTGTCCGCCAGTCGATGGTGGCTTGCACGCTGCCCATCATGTGGCCTCGTCCAGTTCGCCCCGGTCGATGGCCTGGCACAGGAGCTCCACGATGCGAGCCGCGTCGGTGCCTTGGGCGAGCAGGCGGGTGACGTGTGGCAGCCAGCGCAGGCGCTCGCCGTCGTCGGGTTGGCGGTTTTTGAGTGGTGTGCTGGTGTCGAGGAGTTTGCGGGCTCGGCGTTCGAGTTCCGTGGCTTGGTCGGTGGGTGTGGTCGTGGTTTCGGCCGGGGTGCCGATGTTGAGTTCGTGTCCGCGTTTGACCCAGTTGCGCCATGCGGCGTCGAGGTCGTATGGGATTTTGCCGTTGGCGCGGCATGTGTCCTTGAATTTTTCGAGCTCCCAGTCGGGGTCGAGTCCGTAGCCGGCGGCGAGCGCGGCGAGGTCTGGCGTCGGCTGGTAGAGGGCGAGAGCCCGTTTGCGGGAGTCGAACGCTTGTTCGATGGTTGTTTTTGTTTTTTGCGTGCGCGTACTCTCTCTTGGTGGTTCTAATGATGGTTCTTTAAGAGATTGGGTGTCATGGGTGACACCCCGTGGCGTCATGTGTGACACCCCGTGATGGTCATGGGTGACACCCCGTGTGGTCATGGGTGACACCCCGTGGTTGGGTTGCGGGGTGTCATGGGTGCTACCCCGTTTTTTCGTGGTTTGCTTGTTTTTACGGTTTTTGTATTCGACGTGGCTGTGGCCGTCGAGGGTGATGTGGTAGACGTAGGGGCTTCGGTCTGCGCGGTAGCGGGTGCCGTAGTCTTCGTCCCGGGTGATGAGCCCGTTGTCTTCGAGGTAGCGCAGGGCCCGTTGCACGGTGCTTGCGCTGGCCTCGCCTTCGGCCATGAGCCGGTCGATGCTTGGCCATGCGCGGTTGTTCTCGTCCGCGTAGTCGCACAGGATCAACAGGAAGAGTTTGGCGGAGCGGTCGCCGACCTTGATTCTTTTCGCCCGCCCGTACAGCAGTGAGCTCATGATGTCACCTCTTGAGTAGTTTGAGGGCGGTCTGGTGGCCGGTGTCGGTCAGGCTCCAGTTGCCCTCGATGTCGGGTTGTATGAGTCCGCGTTCCTCCAGGCTGGCGAAGGTGCGCGAATTGTTTTCGTATGCGGGGTAGGCGTTGCGGTTGAGCATGGCGATCAGTGTTTCGACCATGGTCGGCGAGAGTCGTTGGCGTCTCATGGCATGTCCTCCACTCGGGTCCACAGTCGTCGGCTGTCCGATGACACCGCCTTGCGGGTTTCACGCAATCGGGCGAGCGTGATGGTCAGGTCTTCGAGCACGTCCTCGGGCGCGCCTTGGTCGCGCAGCCGGCCCGCGCTGGTGGCCAGCTGGTCGATCAGCATTCCCATGGCGTCGAGTTCGCCGCACGCGGCTGCCCATTTGCAGCGTTGGCGTGCCGTCTGGCGTCTACTCGGCATCATGATCGTCGTCATGGTCGTCTCCTTCCTTCATGACCTCGATGAGACTTCCGGCGAGCGCCTGTGTTTCCGCGTCGCTGGGCTTGTATCCGAGCAGTTCGAGGGCTTGGTAGTAGTCGTTGATGTGTTGCAGGCTGTCCAGCTGGTTTTTGTTGGTCCATGCCCCGGGGTTGATGTCGGCTTCGCGGCGTGCGAGCAGAATGAGGATGAGTTGGAGTTGGCGTGTGTTGCCTGTGCGGGCTCGGCGGCGTAGTTCGTCAAGGTTTTTGCCTGTGGTTATGTGCCAGATGCCGTTGTCGGGGTCTTTGCCGGTGATGGGCAGTGGCGTGGTCATGCGGTTGTAGGCGGCGATGGTCTTGTCTGACCAGTTGATGTCGCCGGAGCCTGCGGGGAACCGGTATTCGTCGTTGCCGAGGATTTCGCCGTCTACCAGGTGCAGGAGGGCCTGTTGCATCATGGGTTTCTTCCATGTGTTCTGGGTTTTATGGATCCATTCGGCGCGCAGTGCCTGGCTGGCATCGTGCAGTTCCCGTGCCTTCTTCGTCTGTTCGCGCGCGTAGGCTCGGCGTTGTTTTTCGGCTTGTTTCGCCCGGTTGGCGTTGTCGATCTGGTCTTGTGGGATGCGCTCGTAGACGATGGCCCTGTGGTCGGTTTCGTCAAGGCCGATGATGGCGTCGATGTTCGGCTTGCTGCCGATGAGCTTCTGCCATTGTTTTTCGAAGCTGGTGTTTTGGATGTTGGTGATGCAGGTTGAGTATTGGTAGCCTTCCGGCGCGTCATTCCACCAGTTCGAGGGTGCTTGGCAGGTTTTGAGGCCGGCACGGTGCATGTAGTCGAGCGCCTTGTTCATCCACGCGGTTCCCTTGCGTTCCTCGCGGGCTTTGCGCACCGTCCAGCCCCAGTTGTTGGTTCCGGCCTGGCGTGCGAGTTCCTGCTGGGCGGTTTCGTCTCCTTGGAATTCGGCGAGCACGTCCAGGTCGGAGAGTGACAGTTGGTTGAAGTCCTTGGCGAGGGCTCGGGTGAGGCGTGGGATTCCCGCGATTTTGAGGCGGCGGCGCACGAAGTCGGTGCTGCGGCCGGTCTTTTCGGCCATGTCCTCGATGCTGCTGCCCAGATCAAGCAGTCCCTGGTAGGCGTCGGCTTCCTCGATGGGCGTCAGGTCGTGGCGTTGCGTGTTCTCGATGACCATGAGCTCGCGCTCGGCTTTGGGCGAGAGTTCCATGATCCGGCATGGCACCTGTGCGAGTCCGGCCTGTTGGGAGGCGGCGAGTCTCCTGTGGCCGATTACCACCCTGTAATCGGTTGAATCGGTGATGGGGGTGACGACGAGCTCCTGCTGGATGCCGTGCGCGCGGATGCTGTCGGCGAGCGCGGTGATGTCTCCGATGTCCTTGCGGGGGTTGTTGGGGTTCGGCTTGAGTCGGGTGGTGTCGATGAGGGTGATGGTGGGGGTCATTTCGTGCGGGTCACGCTCCTTGGTTGATGGCTTCGGCGAGTGCTTGGGCGGTTTGTCGGATGCCGGGGTTTGGGGTGATGGTGGTGAGGTGGAGTGCGAGGTCGGCGACGAGTTGGGGGTATTCGTCGGTGTGGGCGAGGATGGTTATTCTGCTGCCTCCGTTTTCGATGTGGGTGGTGTTCCAGTCGGCATCGGTCAAAGTGATGCCGGTGGTGTGTCCTGTGGTGTTGATGATGGTGCTCATTGGTTCTCGCGGTTCTCGTAGTTTTGTGGTTCCTGGTTGATGGTGTGGGGGCGGCGTTTGCGGCGGGCTTTCTGTCGTTGGTGTTCGATGGTTTGGCGGCGGTGCTTGTGTTTGCTCACTTGGTGGTGTCCTTTCGGTCGTGGGGGTGTTGGCGCAGCATGTCGGCGAGGCGTTGGCTTCGGCGTTGCAGGTTGTCGTGGATGGTTCGCCCGGCTGGGGTTGCGGGTTGCCAGTCGGGCAGTTCCGGCGTGCTGATGGGTCGGATGGTCAGGTAGACGCCTTCGGGGCGGGTTTCGTCGGCGTAGCGTTTGCTGATCTGCCAGTGGATGATGCGGCTGTCGTTGGAGATCACTCCCTCGCGGTTTCGGCCGGGGTATCGGCTGTTGGTGGTTTGGAGCGCGTCGCCGATGGCGCGTTGGAGTTTGTCGAGGTCGCCTCCGCCTGAGGTTTTCGCGGTCTGCCATGCGGGCAGGTCGTGGAGCTTGTCGGTTCGGGGCACTCGGATTTCGCCGGTGATGGAGATTGGGCAGTCGTAGGGTTTGAGTCCGCTGGCGGTCATCATGCTGACGGCCGTGCCGCGGATCGCGGCTTCCCAGGATTGCAGTCTTGCGTCGACGCTGACCGCTTTGCCGTGTTTGGTTCGCCATGGTTGGACGCTGCCCTTGGTGATGGGCGTGCCCTGCACGATGATGTCGAGCGGTTGGCCGTTGTTGTCGTTGCCGTTCATTGTTCGGCTCCCCGATATTGTGCGATGACGACATAGCAGTCCTTGTGGCGGCGGTCGGGCGCGATTTCCACCCGGTATGAGCCCTTGGGCTGGAAGCCGACGAATTTCGCGTTGCGCAGGCGGCGGCGCAGTTCGAGGGCGCGGCGACGGCTTTTGCCTTCGGCGACGATGGCCGGACGGTCGGGGAATCGGCGCAATGCCTGAGCGATCTGCTTCCATTTGCTGGCGGTTCGCGCAGGGGTGGTCACGATGTCATCGGGCCAACGTTCGATGAACCGGACGCTGCGCAGCAGTTCCAGATCGGTGTCGGACGCGGTGACGTCGCCTGTTTGGGGTGTTTCGAGCTTGCTGATCTCCGTTTCCACGGACTGCGCCGAGCCCAGTCCGAGATGCTTGAAATACTGTTCGCCTGTGATTGGCTCGGCGCTGGTCTCGGTTTGTGTGGTTTTCGTTTCTTCGGCTGTTTGGGGTGCCGGCGTCTCGGGGGCCTGTTCGGGCAGTGGCGATGGCGCCGTCTGGGGTTCAAGGCCGGGACGGTTGATGCCGTGCGCGCGGCAGTATCGGCCGACAGCTATCTTTTCGTTGGATTCCAGCGCATCCCAGTCCTGGTCGATGGCGATGTTGTAGAGCTGTTTGACTTCCTCGGTCGTGTATTTCGTGGTCATGATGCTCCTTGGTTGGCCCATGGGTCATTTGCTGTGGATGGAGGTTCGTAGTAGCCGTCCTGCGGTGGTTGCGGTTGCGCGTGCCGGTCTCGTTGGATGCGGGTGATGGCGGTGGTGGCGCGTTGCAGGCTGGGGCCGATGTCCTCGATGACCCAGCGTGTGGACCAGCCGGTGCCGCCGTCGCGTTTCTCGAACCGGTTGGTCTGGGGTCGTACCGTTGCCAGTACCTGGTCGCCCTTACGGAGCGATGTCACGATGTGTTCGGCGAGTTCACGCCATGCCTCGCACTGCCAGCTGGTGGGCGTGACATCGACCGGATTGCCGGCCGTGTCCTTCTCCCAGCCGCTGGATAGGATGCGCAGATTCACGACGGGTATCCCGTTGCCCGTGGTCCGGTATTCCGGGTCAGCGGCCAATCGGCCCCTGATGATCGAGATGCTTGGGTCTTTGGCCAAATCAGTCTCCCTTCGGTTCTTCCTGGTCTTCTTGGTCTTGGTCTTCCTGGTATGTGGTGGACGGCAGCAGCACGCCGACGGTGAAGCAGTACATGCCGCCGAGCATCGGCGCTCCCTTGCCCTCATGGGCCCCGGCCAGTAACAGAGCCAGACCGGCGAGCGCGAGAATCGCTGCGGTGGCGCGAATGATGTGCTCGCACATGCCTATTCCTCGAATTGGGCGATGAATTCCTCCATCGCCTTGCGGGTGACGCGCCGCCAGCTTCTGGTTCCCCGTCGGCTTGGCGGACGGAATGTGGTGAGAGTGCCGTTGTTCGCGGCTATGAGGAGTGCGTGATAGTCGATGTTCCACACCTTCGCGGCCGAGTTCAGCGTCCAGGATTCACGCTCGTTGAGCGGTGTCTGGTTGACGGGGATCCTCACGCCGTATTGGTCGGCGAGCGCCTTGCGGGCCTGTTTCGTGGTTTCGGCGCGCACGCCCTGCTCGTTGAGCCTGGTCATGAGGGCCACGTGTTCGAGGATCTTGGTTTCGCTCATTGCTGGTCCTCTCTTTCGGTGAGGTATGGTTCGAGTTTTTCTATTGCCCACGGGAGTGCGAGCAGTACGCCGCTGGCGACGTAGATGATTAGGGCGATGGTGTTGCCGATCGGGTGGGAGCAGCCTTCGTGGGTGAGCAACCATGCGAGGGCGAGCAGCATGACGATGGCGAGCGTGATGGTTTCACCGTTATGCTTTTTCTTCGGGGTTCGCATCGATGGTCACCCCCTTGGGCAGATAGTCGGCGAGCGTGATGGATGGCAGGAATCCTGCGTCCGTTTTGGCGTCCATCAGGAGCGCTTTGCCGATCTGGTCGGCGATGGCGCTGCTCATGCTTCGGACGAAGACAGGTATGCCTTCGGCCAGTTGAAGGCCTAGAAGGTTGCTGTCCTGTTCGCCTGCGCTGTCGAGGGTGGCGCGTGCGATCGGCGCTGTCCTGCCACCAATGCTTACGGTGAAGTCGAAGATGATAGGTTGGCCACTCATCACGCCGCCTCCTTGGATGCTGTCACCGTAGAATCGTGCCTATGGGTGGTCTGGTTTCCTTCTTGCAGTGGGTTTGGTCGGGTATCGGTGGTTTGGGTGGATTTGTCGGTCTGCTTGGCGGCGGTTGCGGCGTCTTCGCCTTGTTCCAGACGGGTAAGTCGAATCTGCTCGCGAAGAAGGCGAACCGCATTGCGCAGGAAGCCAACAGGATCGCCGCTGACGCGAAGGGGGTCGCCGAGGAGGCCAACCGTCTTGCCGGTAAGGCGAACGAGATAAGCGCAGACGCGAATGCGATCAGCCAGAGGGCGTTGAGCGTTACCGCGGATCAGACGGTCTACAAATGGCGGGGTGAATTCGATGGCGAATCGTCGACCGTCTTCCTGCTCAACGACTGCCCCCACGAAGCATCTGACGTTCACGTGTTCGTCCGTCACGAAGACCAGACCATCATGGACAGGATCGTCGATAAAGTACCCGCGTTCGGCGAGATCCCGCTCAAGGACGAGCTGTTCACGCAGAAGGTAGTCGAAGACCAGCGTTCCATCGACAGGCTCAACTCCAGTGCCGGGTTCGTCTACATCGGGGTCGGCGGGTATGACGTCACCGTCCATGTCGCCTACACCACTGAGCTCGGGAGCAGACGCAGCAATACGATCAAGCATCGCCTGACCGACGGCCAACGCCATTGAATCCTTGCTGGACATCATGCCACTCCTCCCAATGAGAGCAGGAAATTGAATACGAGGAACGTGATCACGACCATCACGATGACGAACACGACGGGGTGATCATCCACGAGGCGCATGAACAGAAGGAAGACAGCCACTAATACGGCAACGATTGTCAAGGCCACAATGAACACGGATGCCGTGAACGGCAATGTTTCGATGTACTTCTCGACCATCACATCTTCTTGTGGTCTGGGGTATCCCTTCGCCGGGCTAGATTGGAAAGCGCCAACCAAGCAACCAGCCCAACGAAGGGAAGAATGAAATGGAGCCATTGGAAGAACGTTCGAGCAGTGAAACGGTCAGGGACGGGGAACGTCATACGCCATCGTGGTACGTTCACTTCAACGGACATCGGCTCGGGCCGGTCTCCGATGCGAAGTTCAAGAAGATGGCGGACACTCTCATGTCCATCGTCAGAGAGGGAAAGCACCACGGGCTCGCGTTCACTCTTCCTGAGGATGGCCGTGATGTCTGCTGCATCTGGACTCCCGGCGTCCCGATCAGCTTCAAAGAGGCTGACAGTGAATCTGAATGACATCACGCCATCTCGCTTTCGGCGAGCGCTGGAATGGTGTTTTCGGCGGTGTCGAGCTTCTCAGCCATGGCAATGATTGAGGACAGCGGACGATGCGTCACGCCCGCAATGCGGCGCAGCTCGTCAAAGTTAAAAACACCGACATTGATTTTGCGGTTTAACGTGTTCCGAGGAATTTCTGCCCGATCAGCGAGCATAACTTGTGTCATTCCTGACTCATTGAGGACCTGCTTTATTGCAATCCCTAAATGCCTGTTTTCAAGCAAATATTGTTTCATATGAGACATGATAAAACCAAGATTGCGCTCTTCAAAACACGGCGTGTCTCATATGAAACAAGAATGCTTCATATGTAAGTAAAATGTCTCACATGCCAACAGGAAAGAAGACCGCGACGATTGAATCAAAGGCGCTTTCAATCGCAATCAAGAGAGCTATGGCCGTACGTGATTTCAAGACACGATCACTGGCTATCGAATCGGGAGTGCCTTATGGCACCCTCCGACGCATCCTTGAGCTCAATACAGTCGCCGACTATGAACAACTCAGGAAGATTGCGGAAGCATTGCGCATGCCGCTCTCTTCCATCATCGCCGACGCCGAGCACCTTACAAAAGACGCAGGGGTCATCGAAGATTACCAAGCTACCGATAACCGAGAAACTTCGAGTGACCATGAGAACATCGACATCGACGCATGGGCCGACCGGATCAAGGCCGAAGATTCCATACACAATAATTAGTAGTCCACAGTCGCCGAATAAACAAAACGCCCCGGTCGCTCGTTATGAGCGCCGGGGTATTTTGTCATATCTCGTAGGCCTCTATGGTGAGGCTGGTGTAGTAGCGGCTAACGAGTATTTTCAATCGCTTGCCAACAAGTGGCTCAGATGCAAAGTATGCGGCCGTCGACCGCGCCGTGATTTCCGAAAGCAAGACACCTCCGCTTTTGAGTGCAAAGTGCGGTTTTGCCTGCGATCCTTCCGGCACCGGTAGCTGTTCGACAGTGGCCTCGAAAGCGATGAACCCTTCGTCGGGAATTCTAGGACCATTCCAGTTGTTCTCCGAGACACGGAATATTGCCGTTGCGGCGACCACATCCGCTCCATATGCTTGTCGCTGTTCGTATTCCTTGAGCGAGGCGTTACCAGTTTCGCTTTCCTTCGCCTCTTCCAGCGTTGGCACCATGACGTAGATTTCGGGAACGCCTGTTTGGTACCATCCTTGGCGCATGGCCACGAGTTCCACATTTTTCGCGCCAGATTCAAGGATTGCACGAATGTGGATTACCGCGATGTGGTTGAAGAGAACGCCGAACGGTTTCCCTTTGTATTCGACCGCATACCCATCATCCACGCCGCTGCGCCATTGTCTTCCGTTAAGTCGACTTTTCAGCGTTATCGGACGGGTAACAACGCTGATTTTTTCGGCACGCCCCTCTTTTAGCTTGAGTATGGGGCGTGGGTCGTAGACGTAGATTGTGGCAGGGTATGAACCGGAGACGGTTTCGGTTTCCCGAGTCGCCGACACTGACAGCGTTTTTGGCGGGATGATGATCGGCGACGGCGATATCGTCCTTGCCAACGTAGAACTTTGTCCCGTTTCTCGATGAGCCGACGCCAACGCTTCGCCATCCTCCACCTCGACGCCGGCGAGCGCAGGCGATGTTTCATCATTGGGTTGTGCATGTCCGGGGTTTGCGCGTCCGTCCCAGCGGCCGTTGGATGCGCGTTGGCGTTCATGCTCGTTGTCCGTGTCGATTACGATGCCTGGGTCTTTTGCCGCCTGGGCCGCGAGTCTTTCGGCTCGAATCTTTCCGGGGTCTTTGACCATGTCTCCTATGACCCAGAGCACCAGGCCCACGAAGGCCAGCACCGCCGCGACGATCACGCCGAATATGACGCCCAGCAGATTCACTTGGAACCCGGCGATTATGAACAGGAGTGCGAACAGCCATGCTCCGACCGCCAGTATCCTGAATATGATTATGCCGATGATTCTCGGCGTCGACGCCTTTTGCCCGTTCCGGTGTTTGCCTTCTGGCATCATGCCCCCAATCTCGTTGTTCTCTCGGCCGACTCGATGCGGCTTGATTAGATTCTACCGTCGCATATACGAAGCCGCCCCGGTCACTCTTTACGAGCGCCGGGGCGGTTGATTATATGTCGAGTTCCCCGCATCGGTCAGTCATCCGCCTGCCGGAATGTTTTTGAGCCGAATCCCATGGAGGCTCCTTGCTCTTTGAGCCCATCCGCCCATTGGTCTAGGAATCGGAATGGCACGTTGAGGCTGTTTTCGGCCTTGAACGTATCTATCCCTTTATTTGGGTCGGCCGGGTCTCCGTATCCGGCAACAATCATTTGCTTAAGTAGTATCGGATGCTCGTCACCGACGTGTACAGGCTCCTCTTTTCTCCATCCTCTCGCGCTAAGTTGGATTTGCAGCGATCGGGTTCTGTCCGCGTCGATTATTCCGAGGTTGCTCGCGCGACTGATCATCGATGATATGGACATGCCCCATCCTGCTTTGAGTCGCACCAAATCGGTGAGCATGAGGCGCTGTGGCATGATGAGCTTCGCGTCGTTTTGAGGCATGAGCAGAGCACCGGCGAATCGGTGAGCCTCCCTCTCCATTTCCCGATAGAGCTGGGGTCTGCGGTATCGATGCAGAATTAGGTGTCCGAGCTCGTGTGCGATGGTGAATCTGAGTCTGTCACCCGTATTGTTTTTCGCGCTGTATCCGATGGTCGGCATATCCTTGCAGTTCGGTTGCGTCACTCCGTCGCTGTTCAGGTGTGCGGTCTGTTTCGAGGCCAAGGCATGGAGCGGTGCCACCACGATGCCCATTTTTTCTATGGCGCGCGTGAGATTGGGGACGCTGCCGGATTCATTGAGTCCGAGATGAGTGCGGGTACTGTCTGCCAAGCGCTCTATGCGGCTTTGCTCCAGCTCATTTTCTCTTGGAGCTATGGCATCAATCCATGATGTTTTGGGTTGCAGCCTCAGCACCGAGGATAGCTTCTGCGCAACCGAGCGGAGCAGAGCATATTCCGCAGCAATGGCGTTTAGTTCTCCGACCGATGCGCTTGACGTATGGCGATACGTCAATTCAACAATAGGGACGGGCTGATCCTGGTCGAGGAAAAACGACAACGGGTAGTCGGTCGCCATTGAGATTCTGCGCGCGGCCTCATCGGTGAAATCGATTTGCCGGTTTTGCAGTTTACTGAGCGTTCCTTGAGCTATGCCGGTTTTTTCCGCGAGCTTTTTCTGGGTCATGCGTTCGACCTGGCGGAGCAGGATGACCCTGTCCGGATTATAGTTCACGTCTCTCTCCTTTTGTTTTTACCGCATTGAACTCTAGCAACCCACCTTCTCTTCGATTGTCAGGCCCTTCAGAATGTCGATTTCGTCATCTGGTTCCGGGTCGAACCCCGGCATCCATCCTCGGCCGCCACCGCCATCCGACATGATGGGGAACGAATACGCCGATTTTCCTTTCGCGCCATACTTTCCGGGGCTTATCGGCTTATACACGCGCAGGAACGCCGGTTCGGGAAAAAGATAGTCGCAGGCGATGGTGAGCTTGACCTCGCTCAGATCGGGTTGACCAAGGACGTTGACCATAAGCTGGCCCACACCCTTCGCACCATTCTGGCTGTATCGCGCCCTGCCCGCCAGCGTATGACCGGAACACGGCATACCACGTGTGATGGGATCAACGGCATGGAAGTAAGAGATTGCACCCGTGGGCGTGTGCATGAGGTGGAAGAATCCCGAATTGTCCACTTCCCACCACCTAACCGGATGAAATTCTTTCCACTCCTTCGCCATGTTCATGTTGATGAGGTATGCCGCGATTCGCGATTTCTGCCGGTCGCTAAGACGCTTATATGAGGCGAGGTCCTTCTTGATGTTTGCGGTGCAGTCTCGAACGAATTCAGGCAGAAACTCGCAGAGCGGACTAAAGGCCTCCATGACCGCCTGCTTCTCATCGATTTTCGCGATATCCGTCACGCCAATGACCTTTCGTTTCCCTTGGATAACTTCTAAAAGAATATTTTAGCACTAGATGTTACTATCAAGGAATAATTCGCCGCCCTTCAGGCACCACCAGAAATAAAGCCGCTTGCCGCAACGTTCGACCGGCGTGTCGCGACTGCCATCTTGTATAACTTACTTAGTTGAGCTATAATTATTATGTAAGCGAAAGCAGAACAGTGGAAGGAGGTGAGACATGGATGAGGTCTGGAAAGCGATAGAAGCCA